AAGGCCTCGGCAACTTGTTCGATGGTTGGCAGTGTCATGGCGTTCTCCTTAGAGGGACAAGAGGTCGGTGGCTTCGAGGGCGGAAGGCAGTTCCCAATGATCGGTCTTCTTGACTCTACCATCGGGCGTGATAGCGATGAGAGGCGACTCATCGCCATACGTTGGCGACTCATAGAGGTCGACTCCCAACACTCTACCTATGAGAGTGGGGTTCTTGGCGAGAAAGGCGATGGCCTTGTCGGTGGTGGGCTTGTTCATGTCGTTGTCCTCAGCTTGTTGGTGTGGATTCATTATAAGGGGGTTTCCCATCCCGTGGGAGCCCCTTATTTCAACTATTTATCCAAGGAACTCGATAAGGTCTGCGAGGTCCGAGGACACTTTGCCCATGCTGCCAGCGTAGCTCCAATTGCGAGGGTTTGCCTTGGCTTGGGTTTTGAGAGCTTCAAGCTTGGCTTGCAGCTCGGCAATCTGCTGCTCAACAACAGTGCTGGTGGCTTCGAATTGGCTTGCGGCTGTGTGGGTCATGTCAGTTCTCACGGTGTTGTTGAGTTGATGGGATCATTATGCCGGAGAATGTTGGAGATGGGAACGCCTTTTCCCTTATTTTCTTATTTTTATTTTCTATAAAGGAATAGAATAAAAGTATGAACCCATATAAGGCAGATACAGAGCTACCAGGCATCTCAAGGCATTGATCTACAAGGCAATACGAACCTACTAGGGCTTCTAGGGCATGTCGTCAGCCGGTGGCCGAAGTAGTCTGGTCGGAGGGTCTCTTTTTTCCTGGTGCAATACCGAGCCCGGGTCTCGTACAGCCTCGAAAGAGCCTAAGTTGTTGATCCACAAGGAGAAAGCGGTACGAGCCGAGCACTACGAAGGGGTCCGTAGGTTAATATCTGCGCGCTGGTATCAGTTGGAGGGGTTACGTGGCCTCGTCGGCGTCGCATTATCTTGTCCATGTGTGCAGGTGAGGTAATAGCTACCGAGCCTCACCTGCTGACCCTGACCGAGGCGTGATGCCTGGGAGGCGTCTTACCCAGTCGGGTGACCCGGCATCCTTCGTCACTTCATTCCTCTGTTAGGAGAACCATTATGGCTTCCGTATCTCTCGCCGAAAGCGCCAAGCTGGCGCAAGACGAGCTGGTGGCTGGCGTCATCGAGAACGTCATCACCGTCAACGAGATGTTCGACCTCATGCCCTTCGACGGCATTGACGGCAACGCCCTCGCCTACAACCGCGAGAACGTGCTGGGCGATGTCCAAGTTGCCGGCGTTGGCACGACCATCACCGCAAAGAATCCGGCCACGTTCACCCACGTGACCTCCACCCTGACCACGATCATCGGCGACGCCGAGGTCAACGGCCTGATCCAAGCCACTCGCTCCGGCGACGGCAACGACCAGACCGCGGTGCAGGTTGCCTCCAAGGCCAAGTCGGCCGGCCGCAAGTACCAAGACCAGCTTATCAACGGCGACGGCACGGGCAACACTTTCACCGGCCTGATGGGCTTGGTCGCTTCCGGCCAGACCATCGGCGCAGGCGACGGCGCGGCCAACGGCGCTCCGCTGTCCTTCGAGGACCTGGACGCACTGATCGACTTGGTGACCGACAAGGACGGCCAGGTGGACTACATCATGATGCACGGTCGCACCCGCCGCAAGTATCTGGCGCTGCTGCGTGCTCTGGGCGGCACCTCGCCGGGTGACATCTACACCATGCCCTCCGGCCGTCAGGTGCCCGCTTACCGCGGCATCCCGATCTTCCGCAACGACTGGATTCCGATCAACCAGACCAAGGGCACCTCGACCAACGCTTCGGCGGTGTTCGCAGGCACCTTCGACGATGGAAGCCGTACCCACGGCATCGCCGGTCTGACTGCTTCCAACGAGGCGGGCATCAAGATCAAGTACGTGGGCGAGAAGGAAGATGCTGACGAAAGCATCACCCGTATCACCTGGTACTGCGGCCTGGCTCTCTTCAGCGAGAAGGGCCTGGCGATGCTGGACGGCGTGACCGGCTAACCTTCTGCCCAGCAGACAAGGCCCTCCCTGAGCTTAGCCCGGGGAGGGCCTTGTGGTATTTGGACCATCCACTTTTAGGAGGCTACTATGCCCGTTTTTCTTCTCACCATTCCCAAGCAGTCTGGTGGTCAGACTATCCAGAACAATCGCCGCGCCATGGCGGTGTCGGTAGACGCCTCGGAGGAGGATCCTCTCGAGGCGGCTCGCGGGCTTGCTGCGGCGGCGGATGCCCCGAACTCAGCTATCTGGTCCCGCGCGACTGGCGGCTGGCTGTCGGACGCGTCCGTCGCGGCTGCGGGCGGTCTCGTGTGGCTCGACCTCACGCCTGACACGCCCGAAGTGCTGACCGGTGAACCGGACGGCGGCGGCGAGCCCTTGCCGGACACCTCTGCCGTAGTCCCCGATGCCTCGGCAGTCGCGGTGCTGGGCGCTTCAGGGAGCACCTCCCTGGCCTCTGGCACTGCGGCGGTCTCAGCTGGCGCGATAGACGGTGTTCGCCTGCCCGCCACTTCTGGCATAGTCACCAATGGGCAGACGCTCGCTGTAGACGGCGGGACGGTCGCCCTGTCGGTCGCCGCCAACGTCGTCACCGCGGCCTTCACGCCGGAATAACCGGCCCATCTACACCGCGGCTTGGGATAAGCCGCGGCGTCGTCTTAACCCAATCGGAGAGCTCTTCACCATGGCCACTATCATTCATCCGCAAAAGCAAGAGACCGAGACCCAGCGCTATCTGCTGGTGGGTCCGCACACTGGCAAGACTTTGACGGTCAACGGTCACCCGTTCGTCGAGGGCCGCTACAGCTTCACTGGCCCAGCCCACCAAATCGCGTCCCTCACCAACATCTTCCGCCGCTACTCGGCTCTGCCGGAAGCGGAAGCCCAAGCCTTCCAAATCGAATACATCAAGGCCAACGGCACCGAAGAAGAACGCAAAGCCGTGGCCGACTTCGAGGCGCGCCAGTCCGACGGGGACTCCTTCTTGATTCCGCAGACTGGTGGCGAGCAGACTGGCGGCGAGCAGACCGACGGCGAGCAGACCGACGGCGAGCAGACTGGCGGCGAGCAGACCGACGGCGAGCAGACCGGCGGCGAGCAGGCCGGCGGCGAGCGCCCCACTCTGGGCGAGGCCATCGGCATGCTGGACCCGGAAGACTCGGACCACTGGACGTCGAACAACCTGCCCAGCCTGGACAAGCTCTCTGAGCTGACCGGCAAGAAGGTCGGCCGCGCTGACGTCGATGCCGTGGCGGAAGGCTACACCCGCGCGAAGGCTCGCGCAGCCAAGCAAGGCTAAGGAGGAACCATGGCTCGCTTCTCTGCTCAAGACATGCTCAAACCGAAGACGGACCAGGGTTCCCGCTCGTCTACGCCTCCGCAGCCTGCAGCCACCAAGGGTCCGCAGGCTGTGCAGGTGCCCAAGGGTGGGCAGGTCACCATCCGCAAGGTCTCCAATGGCGTAGTGGCCACGGTGACCGATTCTAATTGGCGCAATACTCAAGAGGTCATCGCGAGCAAGGCGTCGGACCTCAAGATCGAATAAGGAGCAGCTCATGGCTTTCAAGCCCCAAGACGCCGAAGGCTCTGTAGACTCCGCCAATGCCTATGGGAGCGTGGCGGGGCTTCGGGCCTACTGGTCGGATCGCGGAGTAGACCTGACCGCCAAGACGGACGGGGACCTGGAGGTCGCCATTATCCTGGCGACCGACTTCCTCGACTCCCGCTATGTCTGGGTCGGCGTGCAGCGTCGCATTGCCCAAGGCACCCAATGGCCTCGCAGCAGCTTGCCCAGCTTGCGCCTGCGAGGCATACCTCCGGCGGTAGAAAACGCCACCTACCTCATGGCTCAGCGGGCGCTTTCCGGCAAGCCTCTGATGCCTGACCCCACTTTCGACCCGAGCGGCCAGAAGGTCGCCAGCTCCACGAAGAAGGTAGGCCCTATTGAGGTCTCGCAGACGTTCTCCGAGAGCTCCGGCGGCAACCTGGCAGCCTCCACGCCGGCTTATCCCGAAGTCGACCTGATGCTGCGCGCAGCCGGCTTGCTTGCTGCGAACGGCGGCTCCGGCTCCGGCTCCCTAGTGAGGGCTTAAGCCATGGCAACTTTTGACTATGCGGCTATAGCGGAAGACGCCCGCGCGATCCTAGCCGAGTTCGGCAATCCGCTGGTGATAAACCGGTTTACTGCCAGCGCCAACCCCGTGACGGGCGAGAGTAACCGCGTTCTCGCGGCCTCGCAGACGCTGATTGGAGCCGTCTTGCCAGCCTCGCAGGGCACCCTCGAGGCTTTTGACGTGCGCTTTTTGTCTGGGGATATACTGGCTTCCAAGGATGTGCGCTTCTGCATCTTCTCTGCAGTGGGGTCAACCTTTGTGCCGGCACCGATGGACGAGGTGGAGTTCGACGGGTCTATCTGGCAAGTCATGGGGTGCACACCGCTCAATGTCACCGGGTCCGACCCAGTGATATTCAGCGTCGGTCTTCAGAGGCCCTAGCAATGGCGTCGCAATTCGAGCGCGATCTAGGCGCCTTCCATGCTGGCGCAATGGAATATGTCGACAAGGTGCGGCGGGCCTCCATCTTGGAGCTCTTCCGCCTTGTTGTCATGGAGACCCCAGTCGATACCGGTCGATTGCGAGGGAACTGGCAGACGACTATCAATACTCCAGCGACGTCGGAACTGGATCGCCTAGACCCCAACGGTGGTATCGTGTTGGCTGAAGTATTGGCTAATATGGGCGGACTGCTGGACGTGGTTTACTTTTCGAACAATCTGCCCTACGCGGAACGTATCGAATATGACGGCTGGTCCAAGCACAAGGCCCCCGGAGGCATGGTGCGGATGCACGTTGCACAGTGGGAGAGAATAGTGGAGGCGAAAGCGCGGGCCTTGGCCCGGTAAGGCATCAATATGGCGGAATCAAGCAAGCTCTATTCAGCCCTGATCCAGGGCGTATTGGATTGCGGTCTCGGCCTGCCCACCGGGTTCGAGAACCAGCTCTTTCCTGACAAACCGACAGACGGGAGCCCCTGGGCATTCGTCTTCATTCTGCCCAATCAGCCCTCGGTCGCAACACTAGGGGATGAGGGCGAGGACGCCCATGACGGGATAATGCAAATTGATTTGAATTATCCGCTAGGCCAAGGCGATAGCCTCCAACGAGCTAAAGCCGATCATGTCGCGTCGTTCTTCAAGGCTGGGAAAAGACTCCCTTATCAAGGAGTCTTCGTCACAGTGGCCTCTTGCGGTCGCTCACGCGGGCGAGAGGTTGATGGTTGGTACCGTGTGAGCATGACCGTCACCTGGTTCGCCAGGGTCCCCCGCAATCCTTAACTAGGAGCATTACCATGGCTAACGGCAGTCGCCACTCCATGCGCTATGTGGCCGAGGCATCCTACGGGGTGACCCCGGCCGCGCCCGCGTTCAAACCTATCCGCCACACGGGCACCACCTTGGCCTTGTCCAAGGAATCCCTGCAGTCCGAAGAAATTCGCGACGATCGCCAGATCGCTGACTTCCGTCATGGTGCACGCCAGACGGGCGGCGACATCAACCTCGAGTTGTCCTATGGCTCCTTCGATGACCTGCTCGAAGCAGTCTTGCTGGGCACGTGGGAAGTCGATGGTGGCGGTTCCGGCATCGACCGTTTGAAGGCCGGCGTGCTGCGTCGGTCCTTCACCGTGGAGCGCTTCTTCGGCGACATCCTGACGGCTGATCGCCCTTACCACCGCTTCACCGGTGTCGAGTTCAACACTCTCGGCCTGGCGATCAACGCTAACGCGATGATTACTGGCACCATGGGCGTTATCGGCAAGGGATTCGCGACCGATACCGCCATCATCTCTGGTGCGACGTACGGCGCCCCCACCACGACCTCTCCGCTGGACTCCTTCACTGGCGTCCTCGAAGAGGCCGGCGTGCTCATCGCTGTCATCACGGAGATTCAGCTCAACGTGGAGAACGGCTTGGAAGCGCGCTTCGTGGTGGGCTCGAAGGACACCATTCGGCCGTCGATCGGCCGCTCGAACGTGTCGGGCACCATCACGGCCTACTTCGAGGACTCCCTGCTGCTGGACAAGTTCGTCAACGAGACCGAGTCCAGTATCAAGCTGGAGCTGCCGGACGCCCAGGGCAACAAGTACACGATCACGCTCCCGCGTATCAAGTACAACGGCGGTCAGCCAGACGTGGAGGGTGAGGGCCCGATCACGTTGAGCATGCCGTTCCAGGCGCTGCTGGATTCCACGACCGCCACCAACATCATCATTGACCGCGAAGGAGCCTAAGATGAGCACGGGTAAGAAGGAGAGCAAAGTAGTCGGCGGCATGGAACTGTTCCACACCCGCCAAAAGGCCAACGAGGGTATCAAGGTTCCGCTGTATACCCCCTCGGGTAAAGAGACGGAGCACTGGGTACGCATCCGCGGAGTGGATTCTGATGAGTTCCGCCTCGCGGAGGCGGAATCCAAGCGCGGCCTGATGCGTATTGCCCAGATCGAGGACCCTCGTGAGCGCCAGGACGCAATCGAGGACGCTAAGCGCGAGCTGGTGGCCGTTCTTGTCATCTCCTGGAGCTTCGAGATGGAGCCGACTCTGGAGAACGTCAAGGCGTTCTTCAAGGAGGCCCCGCAGATCGCTGATGCCATCGACCGGGCGTCCTCGAGTCGCGCGCTTTTTTTCGCAGCCGGGTCGAGCAGCTCGCAAGATACGCAGAGCACGAGTTCCGCCTCGACCTAATACCTAAGGGGTCAAAGCAGAGTCTTCGGGCGTCTCTTCAGCAGGTATGGAAGACGCTCAAGCGAAAACCAGCTCAGCTGGAGAACGCGCCCGAATGCCCCGAGGAACTGAAGTATATATGGGAGTGGTATAAGGAGATATTCACGGGTGAGCCGTTGACTTTCTCGGAGCTTCATTACTGGTCTCAGCCTCCCGGTCCGGGCTTGCTGGGATGGGAGCGCGACCTACTCAAGTCGATAGATCGCATTTTCTGGAAGGTGCACAATGGCCGCTGACGTCGCCACTCTTGTCATCCGGGTCCAAAGCGACCAGGTATCTACTGCTGATCGGCGCTTGAAGGGGTTGACCTCTTCCGGCGGTGCCGCTTCGCGCGCCACCGACGGGTTGATGGGCTCCTTCAAGCGCTTGATCCTTCCGCTCGCCTCTGCAGCGGCCCTCATGAAGACCATCGGCCAGGCGATCGACGCGCAACGGCGCTTCGATAAGCTGGAGTCTACCCTGACGACCGTCACCGGTAGCCTCGAGAGCGCCAACGAGGTCTTTAAGGTTCTCCAGCAATACGCTGAGCAGACCCCCTTCGCCATCGACAACCTCAATACCGCGTTCATCAAGCTGGTGAACTATGGCCTGGACCCGAGCGAACGGGCCCTGACCAGCTATGGCAACACCGCGGCCTCCCTGGGCAAAGACATCACCGAGATGGTGGATGCGGTAGCCAACGCGACGACCGGCAACTTCCAGAGCCTCGGCTCCTTCGGTATCCGCACGAAGAACATGGGCGACTCCATCGCCTTCACCTTCCGCGGCGTCACTACCACCGTCAAGAATAACGCCAAGGAGATTGAGGGCTACCTCATGTCCCTTGGCGAGAATGATTTTGCCGGCGCGATGGCTAATAGCCTGGGCAAGCTGGATGACACCATCCTGGCGCTGGACGAGCAGTGGAACAACCTGCTGCTCAATATCATGCGCGGCGGGGCAGGCGACCTCATCAAGGACACCATACAGGTGGGCGTCGACGCGCTGACCGAGCTCAATACTATGTTCGCCTCTGGCGAGATTGAGGGCTACCTGGATGCTATCGGTATCTCCTTCCGGGATTGGGGGACCGACATCACGACGACCGTCAACTTCCTCACGAAGCTCTTCACTGATACTTTTGGGCAGTGGGGCGACGAGGGAGAAGCCGTCGTCAAGTTCCTAATTGACGCCTTCAAGTATTTCCCCCAGAACGTGCGGGCTATGCTGCAGATTCTGGTGGTGGAGTTCATCTCAGGGTTTAACGCCATTAAGGCGTACGCGACGGCTTTCGTCGATGGTGTCAAAGCCATCTTCTCGGATGATACGTTCGCGAATGTCGGGGCCCGCCTGGACAACACCCTGGACGGCATCGCCAAGTCGCGCGAGGCTTCTATCGGCGCCATCCTCGATGAGCGTAATGCCACTGTGGCAGCTGTGGAGGATCAGATCACTGCAACCCGCAAGCTGCGGGAGGAGTACGACAAGGCGCAGGAAGCCCAGCGCAATTCCGGTGAGGATCGCCTGGCTAAGTACCGCATCGAAGGGGAAACTCCGACAGCGGGCGTTGACAAAGCCGCTGAAGCAGCGCGCAAGAAGCGGGAACAGGAGTTCAAGGCGGTCATCGAGTCGCTGCAGACAGAAGAGGAGGCCATCCAGGCGTCCTACGAGCGTCGGGCGAAGATCATCCAGGAGAACACTGACCCGAATAGCGCGCAGCGGAAGCAGCTCATGGCCCGCCTCGAGAAGGAGCGCGGCGAAGAGCTGGCTAAGTTGGGCGAATCCCGCAATTCTGAGGTGGAGCAGCTCCGCCAAAGCTTGCTGACCCAGGAAGAGGCCATCAAGGAGTCCTACGCCCGCCGTATGGCTCTCATTGAGGCCAACACTGCCGCAGGGTCCGAGATTCAGACGCGCATGCAGGAGGCCATTACAAAGGCTCGGGACAAGGAGCTGGCCGATGTTGCCCGCTACCGTCAGTCCAGTATCGACTCGCTTTACAGCGGGCTGCTGACTGAGCAGGAGGCTTTGCAGCAGACCTATGATCGCCGGCGCGAGTTGATCCTTTCTAACGAGGAGATTACCGAGCTCCAGCGGCAAGACCTGCTGCGTCGTCTTAAAAAGCAATTTGACGACGAGACTGAGGCCGCAGAGATGAAGCGCCTGCAGACTCAGCTTAGTGTCGGCGAGCAGCTCTTCGACGGGCTGGCAGGGCTGGCGAAGTCGTATGCCGGCGAACAGTCTACCGCGTATAGGGCACTATTCGCGGTAAGCAAGGCCTTCTCGGTCGCTCAATCGGCTATGTCGATCGCAACCGGCTTGGCCAAGGCTCAGGAGCTCGGTTTCCCTGCCAACCTTGCGGAGATGGGGCGCGTAGCAGCCGCAGGTGCCTCCATCTTGGCGCAGATCAACGGGGCGCAGTTCTCCGGGGCCTATGACCAAGGCGGGCAGATTCCAGCCGGCAAGATTGGCATTGTTGGAGAGTACGGCCCGGAGATTGTTCGTGGGCCGGCAACGGTACGTGGGCGGGAACTGACTTCGCGGGCATACCCGGAAGGCGGAGCTCCCAGCCAGCAGCCGGCGCCGGTACTGAACCTCAAGCAGGTGAATGCTTTCGATACTGGCGTCATTGGGGACTACCTCTCCACCGCCGCAGGGGAGGAGCTTTTGATGAACGTCGTGCACCGCAACCGCACGACCATTAGGAATATGGCACTAGGAGGATAACTGTGGAATTGTGGCCCTTCATCCCGCAGCGGGGCATTACCGAGAGCCTCGAATGGCTGACCGACGTCATCCGCTGCAAAGCGGGGGAGGACCGCATTGCTCTACGGCATCTCCCTCGCCAGTCCTATCAAGTGCTCTGCCACCTTGACCCGGAGCAGTACGGCCGGGCCAAGGTGTTTTCCCGCACCCAGGTGCAGGACTTCTTGTTCCCTATGTGGCAGCACTATGAGAACATCGGTAACGTCATGCCAGCGCAGGACACGATTGTGGGGGCTTTTGATGAGCGCTTCTTCGGAGTCGGCCAGCGCGTCGTCGTATGGTCCAATGACAGGGCTTTCCATATCACCGAGGTGGAGGTCTTTGACGTTGCCGAACTGACCCTCGCCACTGCTCCCGCAGCAACCCTTTACGATGCGTGCATCATACCCCTACAGGTGGTGCGCTGGTCCCAGAGCCCTGACTACACTCTGAGCACCCGGGCGGTTATCGCTGCGCAACTGGTGATTAAAGCCGTCGGGGCCTTGGAGCTTCAGCCAAGCTACTCATACCCGCAATATCGCGGCAAAGACGTCCTGCTGGATGATAACGTCCTCATTTCCGAGCTGACTGAGAACCACTTCCGCGAACTCGACGAAGTGGACAACGGTACCGGCATCATCGCAGGCACTCCCGTCTACTCGGACGCCCAGACCGCCAGCCGCATGTCGTGGTCGGCCTTGGACCGCGCCGAGCGGATGCGCATGCTTGAGTGGATTCACTCCCGCCGCGGCCGCCGCCGTGATTTTTGGTACCGCTCCCACAACAAGGACTTCGCCCCCACCAGCGGCGTCGGCCCCAATCCAGACGACCCGGGATATGACGTGCTAATGGTGGACACGCCCGTGGCCGGCATAGCGGATAATACCCCTTTTGATATAGTCGTCGAGCGGAATACTGGCGAGCTTCGGTTCTACCGCGTCCAGGCGGCTTCTATCGTCGCAAATAGCCAGACTGCTCTGCGCCTCTCGCCTCGCTCCGGGACGACCTGGATACTGCCCGAAATTCGCCGGATCAGCATCATGACGTGCGTTCGGTTCGACTCGGATCGTGTCGAGGTAAACTACACGAGTGGCGGCGGCGCGACCATCTCTATGCCCATCATTGAGGTCCCAGGATCATGAGTGCTCTCACAGCTTTTTACCGATTTGCGGAAGTGGGGTCTGTCGACCCCTTTTCCCGTAATAACAACTTGTTTTTTGTCATCGACGTCTCTGGCTCCATGAATGAGCTGGTGGTCGGCACCCGCACCCGACTCGACTTGGTGAAGGCACAGATGCTGCTGGTGCTTGACCGGCTCAATGAGATTCGCCAGCAGCGCGACATTGAGATGCACGTCTCGGTCCATGCCTTCAGCAGCTCACAGGACGCCCTAGAGACTCGGTGGAATGCCCAGACGGGAGACTTCGAAAGCCTCAAGGCTTTCGTCTCCGGCCTGGAGGCTACCGGCGGGACGCCCTACGACCGCTTTATGCGCCGCATCGTCGATCACTTTGCCATCCGCTCCATGGGCTTCCGCCGGGCAGCATTCGTTGTCACCGACGGCGAGCCCGAGCCGGTGAGCTCTGCAACAACCGCAGCCAATATAGGCCGAGACGTCATCAACCGCCGAGGAAATTACTCCAAGGCCGTCGACAATGACGTGAACATCCATACGGTGGCCGTGGCTCTCTTCAATACCACGTACCTGGATATGCTTGACAATACCCCGCGGGACGGCATTCAAGCCATCACCCTGGGGTCGGGCGATGGGCTATATAACGCCCTACTCTCAGAAGACTACGAGGAGCGGCTGGTGTGGAATTACACCAACGCCCCCTACCCCATTGTCTTTAACAACGAGACCTATCAGCCCGCAGCTATATCGCACAGCGAAGTCGAGTCCAAGCAGGACGTGGCGAGGGCTGACATAGACATCACCCTCGACCTGCAAAATGAGGCGGCTTCTCGTTGGCTTAAAGATTCGGTGGAGACCGTCGTCGGGCTCACCATCTGGGAGCGCGACGATGTAGAGGACGGGGAGGATACCCACGTCATTTGGAAAGGGCGCCTAGCTGGCACCAAGCCTCGCGGGGCAGAGATTGTTCTCTCCTTTGATTCTGTCTTTACGTCGCTGCAGCGCCCTGGGCTGGGAGCTCGCTACCAACGCATGTGCCGGCATTTTCTCTACGGCCGGCGGTGTAAAGTCGCTAAGGCAGACTTCGCGGTCCAAGGCGTGCCCACCAGTGTTGACGGAATGACGCTGACATACCTGAGGCTGCAGGCTTCCCAGACGGCTATTTTGCCATGGGCATTATCGAGCTACCAGATGGCACCTCCAGGCTCATCACAGGGCATTCTGGGGCCACGGTGGTCATGATGAGGGGATCAGTCTCACTGAGCCGCCTCTTCACCGACCAGGGCTATGGCATGTCCTACGGGATGATCTACGGGAGCTTGACCGTTACGCTCTACCCTGGGTGCCCACGGGACCGGCAGACGTGCAATGATCGTTTCAACAATCTGGAGAACTACGGAGGCTTCGACTGGATTCCGTCGCGGAATCCCTTCAACGGCTCCTCTATCGTTTAGGAGATAACAATGGCTTGGATTTATGCAGCAGTGTTCGTGGCCGCTCTCGTCATCGGGTTCACGATGGCGGTGCCGAAGGCGCAGTCCGCCCCGCCCGCCGGCTTGGGGGATTTTTCTCTCCCGACGGCCGAAGACGGGCGAGAGATTCCGGTGCTCTTCGGCACGAAGGACATCACCGGCCCCAACGTGGTCTGGTATGGGGACCTCCGCACGGTAGCTGTCAAGAAGAAAGGCGGCAAGAAGTGAAGATCAAAATGGAACATATCCGGCAGGCGCGCATGTGCTCTCGCGGAGCCAGGGCATTCTTTTTGCGCCATGGACTGGACTGGGATACCTTCCTGAAAGAGGGTATCGACGAGGAGAAACTCCTGGACACGGGCGACGAGATGGCTCGACAAGTTGTGGAGGTGGCCAATGGGCGGAAGCAGTAAGAAGGTCACAGTCGGATATAAGTATTACTTGGGCATTCATATGATCTTGTGTCATGGCCCGGTAGACAAGATTGTCCGCATACGGGTAGACGAAAAAGACGCCTGGCTCGGCTCCCGCCGTGCCGGGAGCATTCGCATTAACCGGTCTGACTTGTTCGGTGGGGAATCCCGCGAAGGTGGCATCGAGGGGTATTTGGACTTTGAGACTGGGGAACCAACTCAAGGGGTCAATGACTACCTGCAATCCCGCCTTGGCGGCCTCGTGCCTGCTTTCCGTGGAGTAGTTGGGGTCGTGCTCCGGCAGATGTATATCGGCATGAACCCCTATCTGAAAAAGTGGGATTTCCGCGTCTCTCGGGTGATGGTGCGCCAAGATGGCCTGCCGCAATGGTACCCGCAAATGGCAGTCATTCCAACTGCTGCCGCCTTTGCCGTGCGTCAGCGCATCCTGTTTGCCCTAGATACTTCCGGCTCCATGGCGGAGCCAGTGGGAGGCGGCAGGACTCGCCTGGACGTCATGAAGGACAATATGATCCAAGTGCTGGATGAGCTGTCCTATTTATCCCAAGATTCCCCGGCTCCGGTTGACGTTGCTATCCGCACACTCAGCGGTAGCTCGCGGTCATACACCGCCATCGGCCAGGCGCAGATTAACAGCCTCAAGACATTCATTATGGGGCTCTCGGCTTCGGGAGGCACCTCCTTCACGTCCTCCTTCGCCTACGCCAAGTCCTGGTTTAGCCCGCACAGCGGGGAGCGCCACAATGTCATGGTAATCGTCACGGACGGGGCGCCTGATCCGCTGGACGAGTTTCCGAACACGCTGGCCGAGGCCGCCCCTATCCTGTCGCGGCAAGGGGACTGGTCCGGCAATAACGAGGTGGAGGTCTACGGGGTCAATATCGACCTCGACAACGTGGGCTACACCGAGCAGCTCATCAACACCCCGCAGGTTGGGGTGCCAGTCATTGACGGCTCTGACCCGACGGCCCTTTACAACGCCATCTTCTTCGCATTCATGGGCGAGTCCCCCGCCATGAACATCGTCCACGCCATCCGTGAGACGCTCACCGACCCGGATTGGGGCATGGGGTATATGGAGAGCGACCTGGACGATGCGAGCTTCCGTGCCGCCGCAAGGCAATTGCGAGCGGAGCGTCTCGGGGTCTGCATCCTCTGGGACCGCCAGAAGTCCATCGAGGACTTCACGACGGAGTTGCTGAAGCACGCCAACGCAGCGCTCTTCGTTGACCGCCGTACCGGCCTCTTCAAGATTCGGCTGATCCGCGACGACTACGATGCCGATAACATCCTGGAGCTGGATGAGCGGCATATCCAGAAGGTGGAGAACTTCCGACGCCCGACGTTCGGGGAGCTCACGACTTCCGTGACGATCAACTATTGGAACGTCACGACCGGAGCATCGTCTTCTGTCACTGCGCAAGACCCGGCTCTGGCAGCTATGCAGGGGGCGCCAGTGGCCACTACGCTCCAATTCATCGGCTTGCCAGATGCCGGCATGGCCGGGCGTGTCGCTATGCTCAACCTGCGCTCCCTTTCCGGGCAGTATGCCTCTTGCGACATCTACGCGGATCGCACGGCGAGGGACCTCGAGATTGGGGACGTCTTCAAGGCCACGTGGCCTGAATTCGGCCTGCATGGCGCCGTGATGCGAGTAGTGTCGATGGCCTACGGTGATGGCAAGACCAACCGCATCAAGATCACGTGCATGGAGGACGCCTTCTCGATGCCCTTGGCCTCGCCCGTCACTCCGAGCGAGCCCATATGGGACAACCCTGCACAGCCGCCGAAGCCGGCCACGCGCCAGCTGTCTTTTGAAGTGCCTTATTTGGAGCTGGTGCAGCGTCAAGGGCAGGACGTCGTGGACCTGCTGCTCACCAATAACCCCGACGCATCCTATGTGGGAGGGGCGGCGGTGTCTCCTGGCGGCTCCGCAATCAACGCCCGCATCTATGTTGATAGCGGCACGGGCTACGAGGACAGTGGGCTGGTGGACTTTAGTCCAGGGGCAGACGTTGCAGCACCTGTCAGTCGCTCCGATACTCAGATCGCGATCACCGAGGCGTACGCTCTCGACCAGGTTACTCTTGGCACTTGGCTACAGATCGGAACCGAGCTGATGGCCATCGAGGGCATAAATGAGCTGGGCGGCTTCATCACTGTGAAGCGCGGGGTTCTCGACACCGTGCCCACGACGCACGAAGCCGGCGCCAGTATCATCTTCTGGGACGAATACTCTTCAGCTGAAGATACCGAGTACGTGAGCGGGGAGACCATTGGGGTTAAGATCGCCCCGGTGTCCGGTAGCGGCGAGGTGCCTCTTACTGACGCCGTGGCGATGCCTGTCGCTTTGCGCGGTCGTGCAGCTCGCCCCTATCCCCCAGCACAAGTGCAGGTCAATGGAGTCTACTGGCCCTCTCAAGTGCTGTCGTCGATCGCCTTGACCTGGAGTCACCGGAACCGTGTGCAGCAAACCGGCAGCGTCCTGCTCGGCTTCACCGACGGCGGAACCTCCGAGCCCGAAGCCGGCACCACCTACGGAGTGACGGTCAGGGACTTCCAGGGCTTGGAGCTCACGACGGCATCCGGTATGACGGGAACGTCGTACATTGTCCCAGGCACCACAATGGCGCTTATGGGAGGGTCCGGCACGATTGAGGTGTTCTCCGAGCGTGATGGGCTCGAGTGCTTTCAGCGGGTGATTATCCCGGTCCTCGTGGCCGACTCCGGCGGAGCAGACATCGAGCTGGCGATGGATGAGGTCCAAATTACTCCGCCCGACGGCGGTTCCCTTGTTATTGTTATGGATGAATTCCTATGAAATACCCGAAGATTCTCCCCTGCGAGATTGTGGTCTTCCCCAACTCAGCTGCTATGGGGCAGCTCGCCCTGTGGACTCCCAGCAATACCGATCAGGTCCGTTTGCCCGTCTCTTTTGACGGCACTGGCGCCGGCGCGTCCAACAACCGCACAGAAGGCCTCGTGCCGGCGTCGCGGGAGTTTCTCATCGTCTCGCAAGCCGTCTCTAACACTTCCCAGAGGTTGCGCAAAGTGGATATGGCTACCGGCATAGCCACTCCCGCCACCAGTGTACCCAACGGCCAGCCTCGTAGCCTGACGTGGTTTCCGGACCAATCCAAGTTTTTCCTGAGCACAGCCGAGGAGCCGTATCTGGAGATTTGGGACCCCTTGACTCTGGTTAAAGACACCAACCAGCTTGCGACAGGGTCGCTTCCGGCGCCCGCCTACCAGGTCGCCTGGCATCCCAACGGAGCCAAGTTTGTTGTCAGCACCAATGCCACTCCGTTTGCCCGAGTTTTCAACTACCCAGCTTTGACTCCGGACGCTGACTTGCCTGGGCTGACAGCTCGTGGGGAGGCCGTGGCCTGGTCATCCGACGGTAATTGGATTGCAGTAGGCGGCGTCTCCTCTGCCTCCGGCTGGGGCACTACCCGGCTCTACGATGCTGCAACTCTAGCCGCTACTGCCTACTCCGGGACGCGGCACACTGTATCTTACCAGGACGGCGATTTGAGCTTTAGTCCGGATAGCAAGTACCTGCTTGGGCTCACTAATGGCACCGTGGCTACGACTCTGTGCCTCATCAGGCTCTCGGATATGCAGCGCATACCATTTAGCCTGCCGGCGGGGTACCAGGGCAGTTTCGGGTCTAGCGCCAATGGCTTCATACATTGGCTTACAGATGAGAAAGCCCTATTGATTTACAATACTACTTCACAAGGATTCATCGCAGCCGTTTTCGACGTTGAAGAGCTGACCTTCGAAGTGCTCGCTACCTCGCCTTTTGTCGCGTCCGTCCCCGGCCGGCCCGTTGTGCCGCCGGGGTTCTCCTATCGGCGCATCGCCGGCGTGGTTACCGACCCCAATGACGCGCCGCTGGCCCGGACTATCCGGGTCGTGCACCGTGAGAGCGGCATTAGCCTGGGCGAGGTTGAGTCAGACCCTAACTCTGGCGCTTTCGAGGTCGTGCTCTTCACCTCCGAGGCTGTCACAGTCTTCGCTGTTGGGGAAGGCGCCGAAGTCACCAAGCTCAAGGACAGCATTGTCCCCGTCCCAATCTAATCTGGAGAATATAAATGCCTGCAAAAGTAGACCCACGATCCGGCCTCCTGTATGGCTGGAGCCTAGGAGAGTCCGGGTGGAACACCGGGATGGACTACAACCTTCTATTGCTCGGGCGCATCGGGTTCCACCCCACGGTCAAGAGCCGCGCTGTCGCGGACCCTTCTACCATAACCCCTGCCGAGGGGGACGGGTACATCGTGGCCGCGAGTGCTGTCGGCGAATGGGAGGGACATGACGGAGCCATCGCGGTGCGCCTTTCGGATGGCTGGGAGTTCTACTCTCCCCGCCCCGGAGTAGCCGTTTTAGTGGAGGACGAAGAGGTGCGCTCAACCTACCTTGCCTCGGGCTGGACGGCTGGCGTGGCGGTGTAGTAGTGTAAGCGACGGCATACATAGCTCACCAGTGTTGGCAATATCGAGCCATTGTATTGTCGTCACTACCTTGGAGCCAACGTGGCCACCCGTCCCAAAGAGGAGCTTTTCTGCTGGACAGTCCGGCGCCGCTTTATGTTCGCGGTGTCGGGCTTCTGCATGCTCGTCATTGGGTATATCCTAATCAGAGGCCTCGACACTGGGCCTGCCGATACCGCCATGACCATGGCCTTCTTCACCCTTATCGGCATCGTGGGTAGTTACGTCTTCGGGGCCACCTGGGAAGACGTCGCCACTAAGAAAATAATGGGGCCTGCAGCTGTGGCGTCCCGCTACTCCACTCGGTCCCTACCCGCCTCCAAGTCTTCCCCCGCTGCTGCAAGCCCCGTTGTGGAGGATATGCCATGACCTTCGTACTGGGGACCAAGTCTCGGTCCAACCTTCAAGGCGTGCACCCCGATCTTGTTCGGGTCGTTGAGCGCGCCATCACTCTCACGACTGTCGACTTCCAGGTGTTCGAGGGTTTGCGCACCGCCTCTCGACAAAAGCAGCTTGTCGCCCAGGGCGCCAGTCAAACAATGAACTCTCGCCACCTGGTCGGCGCTGACGGCTTCGGCCACGCAGTCGACCTCGTGCCTCTCAAGACAGTGAACGGTCGCGGGCAACTGGCCTGGGAATGGCCTCTCTGCTACGAGGTCGCCAAGGCGGTGCAACAAGCCAGCCAGCTCGAAGCCGTAGCAATCCGCTGGGGAGGTGTCTGGGATATGGTCCTGTCCAATGTTGGCGACCCAGAGCGCGCCGTGGCCGAGTACACCGCCCGCCGCAAGGCTGCCGGGAAGTCGGCCTTTTTGGACGGTCCCCACTTCGAGCTGCCGGCCAGTCTTTACCCGTGAGGATACTATGGCCCTGACAATTAACTGGCTTAAGCTCGGCGCGGTTGCCCTTGGCGTGGCTGCGGTCTTCTTGGCCTATAAGCACTATGCCGGCCTGGTGGACAGCAAGGCAGAGCTCTCCGCCAGAGTTGCCACGCTGCAAGCCGACGTGAGCCGTGAGAGCGCTAGAGCTGACGCCTTCGAGAAGGCCATTGACAAGTGGGAGTCCGCCGCTGAGGCTCAGCGTGAGGCTCTGACCGCATTCAACAAAGCTCAGCGTGAGGCGGGCGCATACCAGAGGGAGATTCTTGATGTCTTATCCAGTCACGACCTCGGCGCGCTTGCCAAGCGTAAGCCGGGGCTTATCGAGCGCCGTGTTAACGCTGGCACTGATCGGGCTCTCCGCTTGCTCGAGTCTGCCTCCGAAGGAGCAGCCGCCGGCGGAAGTCAAGCAGCCCCCAGCAGCGGTACTCCCTGACGTCCAACCGATTCGCACGGAAGCCGTGCATTGGCAAGTCGTCGAGGTCGACGGGGTTGCCCTATTTGCGGTGACTGAGAAGGGCTATGCCGCCCTGGCCCGCAATCTCGCTGAAGTGGCCCGATGGATTCAAGAGGCCTCCTTCCAGATCAACTTTTACCGCGACTCACGCGTGACGCCGAGGAGCACGACAGACCAAGCACAACCACCGACAAAAGGACCAGCAAAGTGAGCCAAGACTTCCAACCACAAGACAGCAAGACGCAATCCCAGCGCTTGCTTCAGACCCTGACTCCGGAAGAGGCCCGGGTCATCATCCGCGAGACCGTACGGGAGTCTTTTCTGATGCTCGGTGTGAAGCTGGATGACCCGATCGAGGTGCAGAAAGACTTCCAGCACCTGCGTGAATGGCGGCAGACTTCGGAGAGCATCAAGAAGAAGGGGATGCTCGCGGCTACGGGCATCATCGTCTCGGGTCTCCTCGCCGCCGTGTGGATTGGCATAAAGGAATTCATTCACCGCTAGGCCCTCCCGTTTGCGCGGTCCGGCCGCTCTCCTTCGCCGCGCAAATGGTTTTACGCCTCCCAAGGTCGCTCTTGGGAGGCGTCTTTTTTATGCCTCAGGCGTGAGACTGTCCGCTCGGACCGGTAGACCTAGCTGAGCATCAGGGCCTAGCTGACCTCGAGCGCCCTAGTGCGCCTAGAACCGCGCCTCGACACGCTCGACCGCTTGATTTTTGGCGGTCTCAGGCTTGGCGACAGTCGGACACTCCTTTCCTCCCACCAACTTATCGCCTTCCGCATTGGGGGAGGCTAGCGCGCAGCTGAACTCGTGGCCGAGTTTGCTGAACGCTGCCTTGATCGAGAGGACTACCGAGCCCCCAACCACGAGGGCTAAAGCTACGGACATGGCGAGGATAAGAGTGGAAGCGCGAGGCATGGCAAGTCTCCTATTTGACCCAAATCAGTTCATACCGCGGAGGGAGGTTGTCGCAAGACCATTCAGTCTTACGCCCAGCCGCTGCTGCGGCCGGGTCCTTGACGTCGATGCACTGCTGTGTCGCCCATGACTTGTGGACTTCAGGGCGGTCCAGCCAATGTACGAAGGCCGAAGCAGCGGCAGCGATGAAGGCGAAGCCTACGAGAACCCCGAGCATATTCTTCAGCATGGCAGAGCCCTCACCAAGAGACTTCGATGGCGGTGGTGCCTGCGAGGCGCACTACTGCCTTGCAGGTCTTGCCGGAGTCGATGACCTTGGCAACGGCCGGGGCGTCTTGGCGTGGGATGTAGCCCAGCTTCTGCCCATCAGCGTTGTGCACGGCCACGGCGTTCTTGTCAAAGGAGTTATTGGTCTCGCGGATGAGCCACAGCTCCTCACCCTTCTTGAGGCGGATGCGGGCCTCGTAGGCGCCTTTGTGGTAGCTCTCTCCCACGATGGAGATTCTCATTTGAGCAGTCATTGATATGTCCTTCTTGATTGATGGGTAAGAGCGCCGCTTGGCCTCCACGCAAGTGTAGCACTCTGCTTGGTGGAGGCCGTGCGGGCACCTAAAGCGGATAGGTACCCGAGCCATGTCAGTCGGCCTTTTTGGGGGCCACACGCGGGCGGTTGGGGACGCGCTCGCCACGGTCGCGCATGTGGACAGCGTACCAGCGGAGGCATGCCACCGAGGTCTTGCCTTCCGGGAATTGCTCGTGAATCTTGGCGAGGATGACGTCATACGGATGGCCATAGGGGCGGCCGTCTTCGTCATGCGTGATGACCTCCATCAGCAAGCCTTCTGCCACGTGGCGGATGACTGAGCCCTTGGCTTTCTTCTCCTTCTTCTCGGCCTTGTCCTTCGGGGCGCTTGCGGTTCTACTTTCCGCCTTCGGCTCCTTGGCTTTAGTGGCGGAGTTGATTTGCGAGAACATAGAGGCAATGCCCGAAGTCACCTCCGAGGGCTCCTTGGCGGCTTCAGTGGGCTTGGCGGCTTCGGTGGGCTTGGCAATGCCATTCTCGTCGAAGAGGTCAGACAGCTTGATGCCCTTCTCAGTGGCAATCTTGTTGATGCGATCGACGGCCTTCGAGCGCTGAGAGAAGGTCTTAAGGGAGGCGGGCTTGTCGCTGATGGCGTTGTGGATAGCGACGAGGGTCATCATGTTGAAGGTTTCGAGGTTCATGGTGTTTCTCCAAGTTCAAGGTCAAGTAGCAGTGGCGCTACGGAATCCATTATAGGTGGTCTTCCCCATAAAGGGAGCGGGGGAAGACCATTATTCGCAGTGCATTGCGCGTTTTAGGGGTTACCGAGCCGCCTTGAGCATCTCGGCCGCGGCATTCTCGTCGATGTCATTGAGAATAGTGGCGCCCTTGTGTTGCAGCTCAATGCGTGCGCGGACGTCGCTTGACAGAGCGGTCTTGATGGTGTAGACCTTGCCTTCGGCCGTAATGAAGGCGACCTTGCCTCGAACCAGCGAACGCACTTGCTTCACGATAAAGCCATGATTTACAAGGTCGTCCACGAAGGTCTCGTCACTGTGGGCAAGAGTCATGCCGTGGCACTCGTAAGCGGGCAGAGTGGCTACGTACTCGAGAAGCAGCTTCTCCTCCTTGGTGCAGCGGCGAGCAAAGGGCTTGCCTTGATAGTCCACGGTGTCAAAGGTCTCGGTGGCTTTGTCAAGCCATTGGATCATCAGAGGGCCGCCCGAAGCGTCGTCTATCACCTCTGCCACCTTAACGCCGTCGCGGTAGAGGTCGGCATTGTAGCCGCTGCCTTCCATGCCCTTGAACTCTTTGAGCTTGTCGACAGTCCAACCGTGGCCGATTGCGGCGGCGATAGGGGTCTTTTGGGTTTCCACTTTAGCGGCGGCTTTCTTGGCGCCTTTGGTCTCAGCCTTCTTGGCCTTGCTGCGGTACCAGTTGATGCAAGCAGCATTGGTGTTGGCTTGCGGATGAGCTGCCTTGACGTCAGAGAGAATCTGCTCGTTGGTCTTGGCGGCTGCGATGCCTGCGCGGATGATGTCAGCGATCTTCATGATGGAACTCCTTGAGTGTGTTGCGTTGGTATGGATAGATAATAGAGCAAAACGCTGGGTATGGGAGCCCCTTCAACCAACTTTTTTCAAAAATATATTTTCTCCCCAAAGGGCTCCCTTTTCCAGCAAAGCGTGCTATACGCCCGGGCGGGCGCGCATCGCGCATATTTATTGAGCATAAGAAAAGGGCCCGAAGGCCCTTGGTCTATCGTGGCTCCGCCAGTACGACCCGCCGGAGGAAGTCTGCCGCCGAGTGGTCGGGGGGCAGGACGGCGAGGTCGGCCAGCTCCTGCTCGGTGACCCCCTCCTTGATCCTAGCGGTATGCTTAGCTGGCACGAGATACCTCTTAATCTCTCGCCCTTTGCCCACTCGCACGTAGAGCCAGATATTGCCGCCGGCGCGCCACCGCTTTCGGTGCCATATGACTTGGGACTGGCGGACCTCGAACCCGAGAAGCCCTCCACGCACCGGCCGGTCGCACCCCTTCAGCTCCGCCTCGAAGTAGCTGCCTTGATAGCACCCGTCGACGTCGGGGTCTCCATCGCCCACCAGGTTCTCAACCCGGCGCATATGGAGGCCTGCCGTGCCGCGGAGGCCGTCGCGCAGCCACTCCCACAGGCGAACCTCACGAGCCACGCTTGACCCCGAAGACCTGGACGTGCACCCCAGTGTCTACCCACATCTCCGCCTTGGGGCGGTCTTGCAGGAGCTTCTCCAGCGGGCGGAAGGGGATACCTTCTTTGACCGAAGCCTGGACCTTGCTGATGTAGGCCAAGCGCACCAGGCCGCGATCCAGAGCGGCCCGGGCAATCGTAGGCCCTCCGATAAGCCAGGCTCCAGGGTATCGCGACGCTGCCGCCTCGAGGCTCATGCCGAGCTCCGGGTTAGTGCTGAGGGGCACCAGAGCACGCCCCTCGAGTTGCGGCATCAGATCGAAAGTTGTACGCCCGCACAGCAAGGGCTGGATCGTGCCCATGGTGAGAGTCTTGAACAGCGCCTTGTCGGCCGAGCCGGTCCACCGCATGTCGTCATTGGGACCACGCGCCACAAAGCCGTCACGGGATACGGCTAGCAGGAGGTTGAGTTTACCCATATCGTATATCCTTTAGTTGGTGAAGAGGGAGACTTCGACACTCCCCCGCTTGAAGATGTCGAGAGCTCGCGCCCAAGACTCTCCCCATCGCGGGTGGCCGAGCTCAGGGGGAGGCGCAACGACCCGCGAGACCCCGGCGCCTTGGATGCGCTCGGCGCAGTGGTGGCAGGGGAAGCGAGTCACGTACATCGTGCACCCCGACGGATTAAAGGGGGATTGGTGGAGGCAGTTCTCTTCGGCGTGTACCATGTTTGCCAGCTTGAAGGCTTTGTCCGCAAGATGCGAGGGCAGGTCTGGAATCCCCTCGGGGAAGCCGTTGTAGCCCATAGACAGCTGCCGGCGGTCGCCTGGCACGAGAACAGCCCCCACCTGGCGGTCGGGGTCTTTGGAGCAGGTCGCGACTTCCAAGGCGAAGCGGAAGAAGAACCTGTCCCATTGGTCCCGGGTGCGCTTGATGGGGGCTTCCATGCTTACTCCACTACGAAGGGGCGAGGGTTGAAGGAGGGCCACTGCTTGGAAGCGGCTTCTTCGGCGACGCGAGCCACGTAGTCGTCAGGAGCCCGCATAATCTGCTGCAGGTTGAAGCCCGGAAGCTGTAAGTCCGGCAGAACGGGCGCTTGCCGCAGACACTCCTCGGCCATACCCCAATGATCCTCGTAGAGGTGCGGATGGGCCAGCGTGATGTGCATCACGCCAAGCTTAACGCGAAGGGTGGCGGCAATAGCGTCCAGCAGCAAGGCATGCCCCATGACGTCGTAAGGCAGACCCACGAAGATGTCAGAGGAGCGGATCATCAAGCTGGAATGCAGCTCGCCGGCGGTAAGGCTCAACGTGAAAGCCATGGGGCAAGGCACGTTCTTTTGCCCCTTGGCGCCATTGCCGTCTTCCGCCGGGTCCCAAGCAACCACTACCACGCGCCGATCGGACGGGTCTGCCGAGAGAGCGTTGACCCCCTCGATCAGCTGATCGCGGCCGAAGTGACGACGCCAGCGGTACCCGTAGGCGGCCTTGATGCCTTCCACCACCACATCGCCATCAAACAAGTCGCCCTGCTTCGCCAGGGGCTCGATGAACTTGTCCCACAGCGGTGCGTGTTTGCGGATGAAGGTGGCGTCCTGTGTGCCCATGAGGAACCATGCGACCTCGGCGGCAGCGCTCTTAGGGAAGAGCTTACGATAGCCCGCCGTGGGCAACATGCCATCCGACAGGTCGAGCCGGAAGGACGTGCCGCCACGCCCCACCTTCACCCGATGCTTGGTGCGGGAATTGACCTCCTCGTGGCCGGACGTGAGCACCCACGACATGAGGGCGCCATAGATGTCAAAGAAAGGGAGACTGATGCCGCTCATTCCGAAGCTCCTCCGAACATAGGTTGATTGACCGACCCGTCCTCAACTGCTTCAGCATAGAAGGTCGTGTAGTTGATGAGGTCTTCCAGCGTGTCCAGCAGGCCCTCGAAGTTCGGCTGCTTGCCCGACTGAAGTACGGCCAGCAGTGAGTGGATGCGGAGGGTCTTCAGGTGGACCATCTGGGCGTAGGACAGATGCCCGAAGGGGAAGTAGTCCTTGAGCTGGGGACCGGCGTTGTAGTCTTGTCCCTTCTTGGCGCGCAGCTCGGCCACCTTCTTGAGAACAGGGGAAAGGCTGTCCCACAGACGCGCCTTGGCCAGGTCTTCTGCCGAGAAGGTGAGCAGGGCTGAATGGTCCGGCGGCTGCCAGCCTTCGGGCTTGATGGCGTCGTAGCCGAGAGAGCCCGGACGCTTGGACAGCTCCCCGCGTTCTTTGCCCATGTTCGCGCGCTGCACCTCGTCAAACACCATACGCGCCGGGATTCCCATCTCGACGAGACGGCCGAGGGCGAAGTAGATGAGGTCGATCAGCGCATCCGCAGACTCGAGGATGTCCTTATCCGCCTGCGCGTCCTGGAATTCGGTCAGCTCCTCCTGAAGAGCTCCTGCGGCCCAAGAGGCCCGTGACTTGCTGAGCAGCTTGGGGGACTCGGGGATGGGCAAGCCGATGATGGAGCGGTTAAACTCCTCGGCGCCAGCCAAAAGGCGCGCCACGAAAGCCGCCACGAAGGCGTCCATTACTGCAGGTCGGGAGGTGTTGGTCATGCTATGCTCTCCTAGTTTGAGCGGTTGAAGTAAGACTGTATCTTGACGCCCCGGGCAGTTCACCCGAGCCATCTAATTGAGGGGCCTACGCTTGGACCCCCGCTGATCGTAAAATCCTGCGCACGTCGCACCGGCAATTCTGTTGGGCGCGTCTGTCCGATGGGCTTCTCGAGCACGAGTAGGAGTAGGCTTTGCCGTCTATCTCCCATCGGACTTTGATATGTCTGCCGCCGTGATCTATGGTGTAGGGTATGCCAGCGCCATCCAGGACGGCGCCGACGATTAGGTGCATATCGGGGCGGGCCATCTGCTTCACTCCGTCGGGGCAGACTTCTTGGCACGGGACTGCTTAGCGCAGAACACCTCGTGCCCGTCGGGGATCAATAGCCTCGCCTGAGAGCCATCCTCGGACAGCTCGTAGCCGAGGCCGTTCTCCTTGTTAATCGTGAAGAGGTGGGACAGCACGGCTGAGCGGTCAATATCGAGGGCCTGCTGGCCGTCGATGACCGGCGCCCAGTTCAAGAATATGCGAGCAATCTGGGCGCGCTTCCCGGGCTCCGGTATGGGCTTCAGAGCCTCTTCCCGTATTGGCTTGCCGCTGGTACGCTTTTTCGGTGGAGCCTTGGGGGTGCCGTCGTCATTCATCGGCACTGGCTTCTCGGCCCGCACAGGAGCAACCCAAGCGAACAAATCGAACCCCTCAGGCACGATAAGAATGGCGCAATCTCTCACTAGGTCGTAGCCGACACCGTGGTCCTTATTGAGGGTGAATAGATGGGACAGCACGCCGGACCGGGTGAGGCCCAGCTTAGCCATTGCCTCGTGCAGAGACTGGGGCTCGTCTGCCATGAAGAAGCGGGCGACTTCGGCACGCTTGCTTGCCGGATTGCAAGGCTTTAAGGCGTCATGGTCGACGGGCTTGCCGCCACGGGTCTTCTCCTCTTCGCGCGAGCCGTCCGGGAGAGTGGTTACGGCAGGCAGGAACTTCGGCACCGCATGGCCGAACTCGGCCAGCACCATGGCGGCTACGCCAAAGTCCCGCTGGAATCCTAGCCGCACGCAGCTCTCCCACGTCTCTACGATGACCTTAGCCATCCTGTCCTTGTCCAAGTCCAGCGCCGGGCAGTCGAGCTCGGAGCATTTATTTGAGACCTGGAAGGCGCTCAGCGTGAAAGGGCAGAGGATAGTAGAACGCTTGTCCCCGACGATTACCAGCGCATGACTGTAGCCGCTGGTGGGCGGGTCTTTCACCTCAGAGCGACGGGCCCAATGCCCCGGCGCCGATCCTCGAACATAATAGACCCGCTTTAATTCGATGTTCATGCTATCTCTCCAGGTAAAGAAAAAGGGAACGAGTTTCGCAACTCGTTCCCTTATATTACCGGGCCCGCGGTTCGAGGGATCCCCTCGTTCGCGGCCCAGAGGCCTGCGTTACTTCAGGAAGTCCTGGCCCTTGCCGCCTTCGCCACCGGCGTCAGCCTTGGCCTTCTTCTCGGCATCGGCCTTGGCCTTAGCTTCCGCTTTTTCAGCGTCCTTCTTCGCCTTGGCTTCGGCTTTCTCGGCGTCCTTCTTCGCCTTGGCTTCGGCCTTCTCGGCTTCGCGCTTGGCCTTGGCTTCGGCCTT